ATCCAAGTCTCTGTCTTAATTCTTCAATATCTTCTGAAAAATCTAATGGTTGAGTCAGAACTTTGTAAGCCTCCTCCATTTGAGTATACATTTTGTAGAAGGAGTCTTTTATTTCTTCAGCGGAATTGGAAATACTATTTGGAATCGAGTTAATATCACCTCTCAATATATTAGATCCAACAATCCCAAGACCACCAAGTAAACTTGTTAGAATATCTGTAAAACTTGTAACTGCTCCGGAAAGAACTTTTGATACTTGAATCGCTCTACGAGTTGTAGCTTCTGCTAGATTGATAATATTGGGTAAATTCCCCACTAACCAACCTGCCAATAAAGCACCACTAATATCCATCATTCTTCCAAAGAAGCTTCTTGTACTTCCAGAAGCAATCTTAGAGGGAGCTCTTCTTACTCCAAGTGCTGTAGTTGCTTCTGCTGCGTCTTCGGATTCTTTTCTTCTAACTGCTGCTCTTCTTAAAGAAAATAAAGAATTTCTCTTAGAAATGGATTCTTTCTTGAATTTATTCCTACTCATAAGAGAAGAATTCACTCTAGAAGCAGACTTTTGAGCATTGCCAAGACTTTGCCTAAAAGTTCCTACCGATTTATTAATAGTGGCAGTATTGATTGAAGACCTGTATGCCATACTATGTTACCACGTTATAAACGGTTCTGGAGTACATTGCATAAAAATTATTAGGATTACTTGTCAACAATGTAGGAACTTCATAAGAAGGTGCTCTTTCTTGTGAATATCCTTGCTGTTGTGGTTGTTGAGCAGGAGCAGAAGCAATCACCACATTTGGTGTTGGTTCTGGTAAAGCACCTACTTTTTGCGCTACATCTTGTTGAGCAGCTGGAGAAATCTGAGCAATTGAAGTCGGTGCTTTTTGTGTCTGAACAGGTGAAGAACTCATATCAAGTCCTTCAACATTTTCTAGAGGATTAATTGAAATATTACCATACATTGCAGGTTGTGCTTCTTTTTCTGCAGTATGATCCTCAGTTTTAGCACTTTCTACTGGTTCCTGATTAATCTGTAAGGGATTTACCTTTGGAGTGGTTGGTTGGGAGGTATTATTTTCTGCTGGTGGCACCATGCCAAGATTTTGTAGGGCACTTTGAGACATCATTAAATTGGAAAGGTCACTCAATCCGGCGGTGCTTGTAGCAGTCGATTGTGTTTCTGTTGGTTGTGCCTGACTCTCGTCCATTGAGTCTACACCGTCAATGGATCCACCTGTGCTAGGAGGAGGAGAAGATGATTCAGGACTACCACCCTTGCCATCCTTATTGCTACCTGGACCTATATTAAAAAACTTTTTGAATGCACCTTTTACTGCTTCAATCAAACTATTAATTGGTTCAGAGAACCAACCAGTATTAACGTGTTGGGCAACTCTAGAAGAAATTGAGGATATTGTAGAAAATACATTCGTAAGTGAACTTCTAATCGTACCTAAAAACTGTCCAGCTTTGTTTAGGTTCGTTAGAATACTGTCACGAACAGAAGCAAATTTTTGTGGTACTTCTTTTCCGTACTTACCAATTAAATTGACAGTAGATAATGCTAACCAACCAAATAGAGCTCCAGTAAATACATTCCTGAGTCTACCTAATGTATTTTCTGCTTTTTCTGATATCTTTTGGACAGGAGTTGATAAAGAGGATTGAATTTTCTTTTCAATCGCACCTTCTTTACCTTCCCTGATTTGCTGTTGTGCTAATAAGAATTCTTGCTGTTGTTCTTGTCTTTCTTTTTGTCTTTCTAAATTTGTTTCGGCAGTTATGTTTGCAGATATTGTTTGTAGAGAAATACTAAACTGAGACATCTGTTGGGAGATGCCTGTCAAACTTCCAGATAAAGTTGAAATACTAGACTCAACTGCTTGAACTCTAGTATAAAGAGCTGCATCAATTCCTCCAGCAGCTCCTCTGGCAGCTTGAATACCTCCTTCAATTGGCGATGCCATTTCAGCCATTGATTCTCTGCTTTAAGTTTTCTTCTTCAATATACTGCTGGAGAAGAGATAAGTAAATTTCCCTTTCCCACGGTATCATATTTTCTAACTCTGTCAAAGAGTATTTATGATGTTGCATCAAGGCAAAATTAACTTTATAGTATGACTCAATACTAGTATGAGCCATACTCACCCGAAAAAAGCCGACAGTCCCTCCAGAACAACTTCACTAGTAACACCAGTATTTGAATTAGTTACTTCAATAGTATGAGATAACTTAGGCATTGTTTCAAAGAACTTTTCAATTTCTTTAAATTGCTTTGAACTCAATTGCTCTAAAAATTCTGATATCTCTTTCTTGGTACAGTCCGAAGCAGCCCAAGATTCTTCTTCACTGTAAACTTGTTCAATACATGCAGCAATCATACCAAATGTATCGTCAAGAGACAATTCTTCCGATACTGAAAAGTTTGTTTTGACAAACTCATTCATGGAGGGGTACTTCATTCTTAAAGTCAGATTATCATCTAATTTGATATCTTTATTGTGCTCCGAACTAACTTGAACTTGAATCTCATCAAGTTTAATAAGTGCTGGTACTTGCGTTCTACCGTCGTCTGGACAAGTAATTAAAACTTCTAGTTCTTCTCCAACAGATTTACCCCTAACATTCAAGAAAATGTATTCGATATCAAAAGTAGAAAGTTGGTCTACTTTAACACCTTTGGTTAAAATGCAGTTTGTAATAACTTCTTTAACTGCACCTGCAATCTGTTTTGTATCTTCACTTTCTAATGCAAGAATTAGGATTTTTTCTTCCTTAACTAAGAATGGGCGGTACTTGATTTTTTTCTTTGTTGAAGGAATTTCCAACTCATATGTTGGTGTAGCAATCGTAGGTAAAGGCATAATAACCTATAAAGTTCAGTAAAAATATTTAGAAGGCTCTCCGCTCCCCAATTATACTAGAGTAAAGTTCTCCTTGAACAATTGCTGTTCCTAGTGGTAAATCAGCAGGTCTGAAGGTAACTCCACTTCCACCAGAGGCACCAGGAGAAACAGGTACTCTTCTTGGTGCGTTTGAGGTAGTTGGTTTTGGAAGTTTGATTTGGAAATTATTATTGTCTTCACCCCTAAAGAAATCAAAACTTGAAACCTTACCAGTTACATACCTATCAAAATGGAATGTAGCGTTTGCTTTCAGAACTTCTGAAGAACCATAATTAACTGGTGTTGGATTTAGAACTAGTGGGAACAATCCATAAAAGTTATACTCAAGTTCAACTCTATAATCCTTATCAAATTTAATAATTTTTGTTCTATTTACCTTATATTCATTTGGATATCTCATCCTAACATGATATCCAGGTCTATCATAATATTCTTCAGAACCACTGGACATGAACTCCATCCAGTGTTCAAAGAACTTCAAAGTTCTGTAATCACTGTCAACATAAAACTCCATGTCAATTTGATTATATGTTCTGGTATGTGCAAACTTTTCTGTAATACCAGTAAAATTTCCAGTTATATCTGCAGTGGCAAATTGAGACCCAGGTAGAGAAGTTGAACTACAAAGCAACCCAACCGTTTCTCCGATAAAGCGACTATCAATACCTTTTGAAATTAAATAAGATACTAAAGGATAAGACAAACCACCAAAAATAACTTGATAATGAGATGTCTGTGCTAAGTTACTGAATATTGGTTTTATGTCCGATATTTTGCGGGGTTGGACCACTCTAAATACCTATTATGAGCTTTTAGTTATTTAGATGTCATATAAGGGAAAATATCAACCGTCGTATCCACAAAAATATAAAGGAAACCCTACAAATATTGTCTATCGTTCTTTATGGGAACGTAAATTCATGGTTTATTGTGACACTAATGAGAAAATATTGGAATGGGGGTCTGAGGAAATAGTACTTCCATACCGTTCACCAATAGACAATAGAATTCATAGATATTTTCCAGATTTTTATATCAAAGTATTGGAAAGTTCTGGACAAATTAAAAAATATCTAATTGAGATAAAACCAAAAAGACAAACTGTTCCTCCACCAAAACCAAAAAGACAAACAAAAGGATATATTAATGAGGCATATGAATATGCTAAAAATCAGGCAAAGTGGAGAGCAGCAAAAGAATATTGTGAAGATAGAAACTGGGAATTCAAAGTTCTTACAGAAGATGAGTTAGGTATCAAGTAATGGCAAAAGGAGAATCTTTTCTCACAAGTCAAAGAAGAAAACTTGAAGAACAAAGAAAAAAGGGTGTTACAGATACCGATTCAAATGTCAATCGAATTCGTGCGGTTGTTGATAGTTTAGTTGGAACAGAAGACGCTGACGATATTATGCTAGAACTCTTAGAAGTTCTTCAAGAAAGTGGAAAGATTCCAACCGCTGGAAAGTTCTATATCTTTGTTTATAATGCAAAAACTCCTAGTTTAAGATACGACCAAAACCCATTTGTGGCAGTAACTGAAGTATTTCAATGGGGATTTAGAGGTATAAACTTTCATTGGGGTGAAATGAGGCAGTACACTTGGGATGAAGTTGCTGGTCCTCTTTATGAAGTTTACTCAACAGAAATCAAAGATCTACAAACACTACCTTTTGCCAATTTCCGTCTAAATAGTTAGAAAAAATAAATGGCGGATTATTTTACCAACCCAAAATTTGGCACTAATAATAGTCAAATTCCTAGTCTGAATTTGGGTGGGGCAAACGCACTGTCAAAAAATACTCAGCCAAACGTACCTTCATCTCCAGCAGCAACTCCTCCTAAGACGGGTGGAATAGAATATTATAGATATCCAAGACAAACTCT